GCATGGCAGTTTGCATACCCCGGGAAGCTTAAAGCTTCAGGATCGAATCAACGAAGGTTGAATTCGACGATGGTGTTCCACCATCCCCAAAAATCAGGTCGATGCATATCGACCTGAGTAACTGAAGGCCCCCAAAAGGGGCTTTTCCTCAGTCTCGTACGATAGCGACCACTCTCACCTTGTTTAAGGGCGATCGTGATCTTACTATCTTCTATGTAGCCACCAACGAAAGCCATCAACAACCCAGAAGGGTTGTAGGTAAGCTTAGAAAGACGACGAGTCTTCCTAGTGGAGGTTAACCTGGACTCCGAAATGTAGATAGAATAAGGGTGGGGCTCATAACATTTAAAAACAAAAGAATTGTTTTTACTATCATAAGCTGACCAGCCCCATCGTCTACAGTAGGAGAGCGGGACGCGTATACCGGAGTCGACAGGAGCCCAAGGCGGCACAGCCAAGAGCCGCACTGAGTCCTGAAGATATCCGACACACCGCGGTAGGGGAATACCCCACCGCGCCGACCACTCATTAAGGAGATTAATAGCTACATAACGGGATTGCAAGGTGTCAAGGCGCTTTAAATACACGCCTCGAACGTTGTGACCATTGTAATAGTCACCACCGCATGACTCCCGGAACCTACCATATACACTTGTATATGATTTATCACGGTTAACGCGAAACCCAAGGAGCGCCAGGAGACTAACAACACGATTTGCCATTTTTGATGGACAAATAATGTCGTCTCCAAAGACACCCCACCGGGCTCTACGAGTATTCGCTCGTACGGATTCATCACCGTATTGGCGAACAACCGCTTTAACAACACAGCTAAAAATGGCGGTCTGAAGAGGAAAGGTAAAACCATTCCCCATCGTACTAACCATTTCAAGCACGACCGATTTTCCACTGATACTAGTCTCTGGTGAACGGTAATCACATAGGAGGTCAAAAAACCATCCCGGCAACACCGTCTGGCAAAGGTTCATACCAATAGAGTCGGAAGCACTTTCAAGGTCAATCGTTGCGATCGACCCATCAGTACTCCCGCGTCTAGCCAGCCGTACATTCCGCTCAGGCTGTACACTTAAGTCGATCCCAAAATGTTCCTTCAGACGTGCCCGGAGAATTTCTCCTACGCCAAGTTGGAAGAACATATTTAGTGACGGCTCAGTACAGATAGAACGAGTTTGTGTAAGGTCCTTTTGCACGAATGTGACAACGGACTCACGAACGATACTAGGTAAGCCATGAGCAATTAAGCGGTTAAACTCCGCGTTGCCCCAAATGGGATACTTTGCAGCACGTTCAGCGTACTGATAGTACACTTCAAAGGACGTAGCAGACAGTCTGGACGAGAACAACTTCGAATAGAAGTCGTTCCCGTTTGCACCCAGGCTGCTACCAGGACCACATCGACCAGATTCAAAAATCTGGTCAACCGTTGAGATCAACGGCAACCCACAAGGGTGAAAGAAATCGTCTATTTCCTTAAGGAAACAGCCGAACAACTCTTCATCCCAGGAGTTTTCGATCCTCAGCTCCCAGTTCTTACAGCGGTCATTCGACCGCCTGAACTTTTCTTCGGCGACTGCATTCGCTTCTGGACTAACCCGGTCACGATATTTCTTCGTGAGCGAGCGAACCATTGCGGCGCATGCCACCTGAAGGGGAGTAGCTCCCATGTCATTACTGGCTTCTTGCCAATTGACTTGACTACTTTGAGCAACGTTTGAAACTCTCTCTTTGTCATGGACGTGGCCAGTCGGCGGTAAGAACTGCTCGACTGATTTCCCAGGTCCAATAGAAGAAGGAGATTCTTCGCTATCTCCAAACGGAGTTTTAGCGATTGTTTGCGTTTGGTAGTCATGGAGGTCCTCGAGTAAGTATTGAGAAAGAGCAGTGATTGAAGGAATCACGTTCCACTCCTATGTTATGTCCTAAAAGGGCACAACCCTACGAAATCAACGCATCACTCGTTAGAGTAACGCATTGATTAGGGTGTCACCAAGGCCTGCACTCTGCTGGTTCATAGAACCAATTAAGAGCGACAGGGCAGCTCGGATATCTTCCGGCTCCACAAGATCTGTACCAGCAGGGACCGAAAGGTCCGCGCGAAGTACAGCAATCTGCGGATTCTGACCGACGCCAGGGTTAGCACCCTTGCGAACGATCGCCGAATAGACATTCCGAGGGGTGTTGGGCATTACTCCCGTAACAGGATTCACAACTGGTGCAGACCGTATAACCTGCGGTCGCGCAAAAGTAATAGTGAATGGTTTCGAGGCCCCGTGCACATCGACCAGTGCCTGTGTACCGCCAAGAGCGGTAACAGCATACTGCTTCGAATAAGCATTGGGAGGAGTATCTGCCACCACCGTGTAGGTAGGTGCAGTGAAGCCCGTCTGGGCGCCCCCGGTAACGGGGGATGAAAGTGCGATGGTCATAGACCGATCCTCATTGTTAGAAAGAAATAGTGCAATACGTTAAAGGTCGGCGAGAAAAGATCTATCTCGACGACCTCCAGCGAGTAGGGCACCGATATTCAACCACTGCGTAGACGAACCGGGAAGTTTAAACTGGGCGTCACCAATACCAACGGTAACGCCAGTCACAATCCTCCGGCTCGCAGACGTACGTGATGAAAGGAAACCGCCACCGGTGGCATAGCCTGTTATATCTTTGTAAGCAGACCCAAAGCCAGCAATAGACAACTCTCGGTTGAACCGCGATGAAACAAGTTTCACCTGGAACTTCTTAACAGTTGTTTTGCAGCCCCAAGCCAAGCTTACAGAGCCTACAGACATGCCGTCAATCACCTTTCCAATATTGGAGAAATAATCGACAAGAAACGAATACGGTATAAGTTCCCACGCAGTCGGGAGCACGTTGGACCAAGAAAATCCAAGTTGCTCTGGAAAGCCAGGAGGAGAATTTACCGCGTTCACAGCTCCTTTATAAACACAAGTAACAAAACCAACATTTTGGATAGTGCCATCAAAGATGGCAAGTCCATTGTTAGCTGACTGGCGAAGTACATTAGACTCTATATCGACCTGCGCAAAAGAATGTAGTTCCTCGCGAACCTTATAAGGGCTCGCAGTACCTATCTTAGCCGCAGACCGAATATCGTTGATGAACGGAAGCCAGCCATACTGTGCCTCGAGCCAAGACTCCTGGATAAACTTTCGATCAAGGCCACGACGTATGAGCTTTTTCTTTAAAGCTCTATGGTAAACGTCGATAGCCTCTCGAAGAACTTGAGCAGGATGTCTTATCATTTTTACAGTATTAGCTAATTCACCAAGAAAGGTGCCGCCCTGAAAGGCGG